CAGGATAGGAGTTTTTCAAAAGATCTTGATACAAGAAATTTTATTTTTAACTCTGATAGTTTCTATACTTCAAAGGGAACAGATCAATCATATGAGATTTTATTCAGAGCGTTGTATGGTGAAGATGTTGAGGTCATCAGACCTTCACAGTTCCTCTTAACTCCATCAAACGCTGACTATAAGGTAACACAAGATTTTGTTGTTGAGAAGTTACAGGGTGATCCACTTAAACTTCAGAACCTCACTATCTTCCAGAAGGAGACTGGAGCCCGAGGCTCAGTCACTAATGTTCAATTGATTCCTTACGATAAATTCCAATATTATCAAATTAGTATTGATGGTGTATTCCAAGACTCTGATGTATCGGGAACTATCCTTGGTGAGTTCAAGCCAAACCCACTTACTAGGCTTCTTGAAAATGTGAGTGTTGGTGCCACTATTATTAATGTTGATTCCACTGTTGACTTCCCAGAATTTGGTAATATTGTTGTTGACAATGAAGATGGAGATGAGGTTAGTATCGCTTATAGTGGAAAGACCGCTAATCAATTCTTTAATTGTAATGTATTAAGTGCACTTCCTAAGAAAGTTGATGTTAAGTTTGATTCTTATTCATTCGCATACGTCGGTATTAATACTTCTGAAGAAATTAGAGTCAGATTCACTTCTACTCTAAAGGATTTTAAAGAAGATCAACCAACATTTTTCTTCAAAAAAGAAGATACGATTCAAATTAAATCATTAGGTCTTGAGTCGGAAGGTAAAAAGTCGAATAATTGGTTATCTAATGTTAAATCGAAGTTTAAAATCGAAGAAACTACTGTAGTCGATGCTGTCAATTTTATCTATAGACACACATTCTTTAAGGATTGTTTCTTTAGAGAAGGATATTCTATAAGGTATGAGAATTTTGATGGTACTGTATCTCTCCTTGGTAATGTAACAACTGTTGCTTCTGCAACAGATATTACTGTTCAATATAGTCAACAGATTCCCTTGAGTGGTATTTTCTTTATTGAAAATCAATTACTTAAAGGAGACTCCACAAGATATCCATATATCTCAAACTTTGTAGCCAATACTCAGAATATCTACGCCAAATTTAATGGTGATGTTCTTGTTGCTTCAAATTCTATCCCTAAATTTAACGGGGTTCCTACTAATTCGTATGATAATAAGATCACATTCTCTGCTTCATTGTTAAGCACCAATGTACTTACTTTTCCAACCAACCCCACAACTCTGCCTGATCATGGTTTCTATACCGGGGACACGATTTATTTTGAATCAAACGGTAATGGTTTCCAGGGAATAAGTTCAGCAAATTACTTTGTAGGAAGAGTAGACGAGAGTAATATAAGACTTGCAAGAAGTAAAGCAGATTTGGCAAGAGGAACTTTCCTTACATTCAACGGATCTGTTGTAGATGCATCTGTAACTCTTCTTGAAAGTTACAAAAAGAATATTAAACCACAAGGTTTATTCAGAGAAATAACCACACCTATAGTAAGAAAGAAATCATATGAGACACAACCTGGAGCAACAGGTATCTTTATTAATGGTGTTGAACTTATAAACTATAAGTCAGGTAATAATGTCTTCTTTGGAGATATTCAGAAACTAACAATGACTGCTGTTGGTTCTGATTATGACATCATTAACCCTCCCATTTTATCAATTAAGGATGAAGTAGGAACTGGTGCAACTGGTATTACTAATGTTAGGGGTGTTCTAGAAAGACTTGAGGTAACTAACACTGGTATGGGGTATCTTAGACCCCCTACTATTTCTATATCTGGAGGTAATGGTTCTGGTGCTGCTGCAGCAGCAAGAATGATTTCTGTCAAACATGAAAATACATTTGTTGCAAATTCACCCGATGCTGTAAAACTGCTTACAGACGAGATTGTGTTTAAGGAGGATCACAAATTTGTTAATGGTGAAGGTGTTATTTACGAACCCAGAGGTCCAAAAGTTGTCGCTGGTCTGACAACTGGTGCAAAATATTATATTAATGTCACTGGTCAAACAAGTGTTCAGTTTCATAATGCGAGGAATGAAGCATTTGCTGGTATCAACACCGTCAGTTTGACCGCATTCGGTAGTGGTAATCAATACTTTGTTTCTGAAGATCTCAAGCAAGTTGTTTCTTCAATTGTTATCACTAATCCCGGTTTTGGATACGAAAATAAGCAAAGAACAATTCCTACGGTAGGTGTTAGTACATCCAATGATAGAGTAGAGATTGTAAATCATGGATACAATAATGGGGATATTGTTAGATACAAGAAAGGAACACCTGCTATATCAGGTCTTGCAGAAGATAAGGATTATTATGTAATAAAAGTAAATGAAGATGCGTTCAAGTTGGCAGAGGTTGGCACCGGTGGTGTTGATGCAGATTTCTTCTTTAGAAATAACATCTGTGTTGACTTTAGAAATGCAGGAAGAGGATCTTTTAATTATCCTCCAATTGTAATATCAATTCAAGGTCCAGCTGCAGTATTTGATGAAAGTTTTGTTGAAGACTTCCAAGAACTTTTTATCATTGAATCTCCAATCGAAGAAGATATTACA